CCATGCCAATTGAATTCTTCGAGATCTTATCCATTAAGTCTGGAAGATTGGCAGTACGGTATCTTTGAATTTCCATTTGGTTCTCCTTTAAAAGCGAGTGTGAATTGTGTCCCTTACGGCGACACTATTATTTAACCACAAAACACAAAAAAAGGGGGTCGTATAAACCCCCACAATTTCATGTAATAACCGTCAATCTGCCTTTACAAATGCACTTGGAGAAGTTTGTACCACTTTCTTTTTCTTGCCGATGTTATACTTAGTTTCGAGCGTCCAATCACCTTTATCTTTGAATGAGAGAACTTTAATTTGATTCAAAGGAGCAACATCCTTTATTAATTCTGAGTTCATAATAGTGATCAATCCCCAATCAGATAAAAGAGTAATGATTCTATTACGGCGTTGAACATCATTGATAGAAAGATTAGCGGACTTTCCATCTAACGCAAACAACTCTTTAAAATGAACTATGTAATATCTACCTTGCTTGTGAAGAATGTGGCATGATTGATAGATCTTCTTTTCTTTCCTAGAAGCTACACCAATCCTAGTGAGAGTTTCTCTAACTTTCAAAAAATCATCTGGTTCATTCAATGTGACTTCGATCATTTGATCCTGTGACCAATCAATCTCAGGTTCTGTAAACCCACTCATGTTGTACCTCCAACGTCAATTCGCTTTTTAATGTAATCCAACTGCTCTTTAGTTAAGATTTTCAATGCTTGGATTGCTTTTTCATTACTATAACCATAGTATGATTTGACAACATCAAGATTCTTGATCTTATCTTTACGGAGCCACGGAGAGAATCTCTTCTTTTTCCTAATACTATTTAGATAAAATTGATATTGAAGGTCTTTGGCCAAGTGGGATTGTAGGTTCATCTCATTCGCAAACATGATGCAATCAAGATGTGCAGACATACATTTATTAATTATGAATGGAGCATATTTCTTTATCAACTGGGGATCTTCCCTAGTGATATCCTCCTTAGTCAAGTTTATCGAGTTCAGCCAGTCTTTTAGATCTGCCATTTCTTTGGTACTGTAGTTGTGATAGTTGTCTTTCTAGTTCAAATTTAATTGTCAGGAGGTTAGAACTTAAATATGTCTCCCATTCGTTGCCTGCTATAAGATCTTCTAGGTGTGCTATATGTTCTAGAGCGAACATAATTTTAGTTTGGTCGTTCATTTTCATCGGATAATGTCTATTTCATCAGGATTAGTATTCCAAGTTTCTAACTTAGTCCTTAGTCTTCCTTCATTCTTGAGTTTATCGAATCTCTTTGTAGCCATCTTCTTCCAGTGTTTGATTATCTCTTCAACCTCAAACCTGTCATAGTTATCTGCTTTGATAGGAGTATCTTGTTCTCCTAGGATAACCTCTCTGGAGTTTTTAAATCCATAGGTTGACATATAGAATCTTTTTTGTTGAGTAAGATCTTTCGCAGCAAGAATGGCGTTGTTAAACTGTTTGATCTTTTCTGGATCATTCAAACATTTCTTGATAATAGAAATCATCTTTGTCTGAATCTTTAGTTTTCTACTGGAAGCATCTTCCTTTACTAGACACTTATCATTATTTCTTGCAGTGAACCATTTATTTAATTCTTGGAAAATAGAATCATGTATAAGGGGAGTAAAATTACTCACGGTCAATCCCTTATATCTCATATATGGTTTCAATCCATCATATTGAGATGATGATTTGGTAGTGCCATATAATGATGTAGTTTCAAATAAACAAATATCTGCATTGTACTTTTTGTTCAGTGTCTCTCTGGCAAGATGAGAACAACATAACATTGCTAAGAGTTTACCACCCAGATAATTATATCCAAATGGTTGAGTGGGAACAATAATAAATCCCATGATAGCATGTCGATTGAATATAGTTAGTTCTGGCACATTACCCAACCAATCATTTCTGGGTTTAGAATTTATAGTAGGAGATCCAAATCTACAGAATCCAATAGTCTTATCAGTATTAGTCTCTTTGATAATCCATTTAAGAGACTTTCCTGGCACAGATTTTTCTATGGCATGTGATGTAGTAATCTCCAATCTTTCATTGAAGTATTCATTACTAAATCCATTCTTCTCTCCAGCTTGATAGATCTTGATATCCATATCATTAGGGTGCATATCAAAATCAGTGAATAGATCATCCTCAGGCCCCATACCAAATAAAGGCATAGGCAATTGAGCCATACGATCTAGTTTTACATTACGAAGGTATTCATCGATTCTTCCTGTATTAGAAAAATAATCAATAAATTTATCTGCCGCATAGGCGGCATCAATCTCACTTAGATTCATTGGATTATTGGCATCCCCCACCTTTCCATTTGCATAGGTTCCATCTTCCTTGGATCTAGATCATAATATTCACCAGGCCCTGTATGAGGGATGGTCATAATATCAATGGTTTCTTCAAACCATCTATTCATTGATTCTGCCATTGCACGATACCCAGTACCGACATAGACTTGTCCAGCAACAACAGCAAGGGTTGCTGCACCCCAGAAAAGATAATATCTAGAGGATTTAATTTGAGCTTTAGTTTTAGTAAAAGTTGATTTGGTCATTTGAATTCACACTCCACCATGATTTCGGTCATACATGCCAAAAGATTGATCTCTTGATCTGCCACAAAGGCAATTTGATATTGATATTTGGCAATTATCAATACCGCAGCTGCTATACTAGCACCTTCAAGATTCTCAAACAAAGCGTCGTAAACACGACGAAGAAGATCAGAGGGATCATTGTCAAGATTATTGACACACCACTTTCTAACCTCTGGAAACTTTTTATCCTTGAGACTTTTGATAAGATCTTCTACATTGACAGGAGAAAAAGTTGCAAGTATTGATGAATCAATCTTGCCTCCAACAGAATGTCTTTGACATTCATTTAACACCCTCCTCCAATCAGGAAGATGTTTCATAATGAGTTCAGCAAGAACTCTTTTATCTGCTTCTACTTTTTCTAACTGTAATATGTCATTTAGTCTTTTGAAAAACTGTCCAGATATATCTTGTTTATCCTTCCCTTTGAGTGAAAAATCAATTACAGCACATCTTGATTGAAGTGGTTCTATAATTCTATTCTTGAAATTGCAAGTAAATATGAATCTACAATTCTTGTAGAAAGATTCTATGTTTGCCCTAAGTAAAAGTTGAACATCATGAGTAGTGTTGTCTGCCTCGTCAATGATAATAACTTTATGTTTTCTATCTGAGTCCATTAAAGATACAGTAGAAGCAAAGTTCTTTGCTTGATTCCTAACCGTATCTAGAAATCTACCTTCATCAGATCCGTTAATAACATAACAATCAACACCAAGTTCTGAACATAGAGCCTTTGCAACTGTCGTCTTACCAATACCAGGCGGCCCTGATAATAAAAGATTAGGAATCTCTCCTTGACTTAAGAAGTCTTTAAAAGTCTTCTTTATACTCTCGGGCAGAATACATTCGTCTATAGTTTTTGGTCTATACTTTTCTACCCATATGAACTCATTTGTCATTTCCAGACTCCACCATATTGACGGCTGGTTTGATCATGTCTAGTAGATCTTCTGATGTATGTAATCCATCTTTCCTAGCAACATAATCCTCCCAATCGGCATAGGTGCTTCCTTCTTCATTTTCTTCTTTTATATTGGCACATAAAGTGACCATTGCAATATGTTTGAGAGTCTGTTCATCCATCTTGTCAACTGTAAATTTACAGAATTCTAGAATCAATTCTTCTCTTGTAATGTGTTTCATAATTAAAATCCTTTAGACTTTTTCTTAGCCTTTGGTTTGTCAATAACGTGTACAACGGCATCAAATGTTGGTAGCCTACAATTGTTCCACCACCACTCTTGAACCTCATCCCAAGATTCAAATATGATAGAACGGTCTTTGTGAACTATCTTATAATGATGCCTGTCAAATGGCAAGTCACTTGTCTGTGAGAAGTAACGTGGGTCATTCTTTTCAATTAACTTAGTCATAACCAATCTGGTTTTCTGGATGGGTCACGAAGATAATTAGATGCAGCCCAAGGTTTGCTCGATATATAACGTTTGTAA